AAGATTTAGAAGCAGGTGATGTTGTCTATTTTGACCCACCATATGTTCCTGTATCAGATACAGCGAACTTTACAAGTTATGCGACTGATGGATTTACTTCTGACCAACAAGTTCATTTAGCACAACTTGCAGAATCTCTTGCATCCAAAGGTATTCGGGTGATTGTATCTAATCATGATGTCCCTGTCACACGAGATCTCTATAAAAGTGCTACAATTTATCCGATTCAAGTAACTAGAACGATTGCTGCGAAAGGTGGCAGTCGGAAGAAAGCAAGTGAGTTAATCGCAGTGTACTAAATAATGATGCTTATTCGTGGTTGTTTAAGCGGAAGGGGGTCTTTGAGACCCTTTTCTTATATAAATACATATAACCACGGATAAAGCAGATGGAATACTACACTTACGCTTACCTGCGTGAAGATGGGACGCCTTATTATATTGGTAAGGGGAAAGGAAACAGAGCACATAATCAACATAAAAGAAAAGGAATAGGTTTTTTGCCAGTTCCACCAAAAGATAGAATAATTAAACTCAAGCAGAATCTCACCGAAGAAGAAGCATTTAAGCACGAAATCTATATGATTTTTGTTTTTGGTAGAAAAGATTTGGGAACTGGAATTTTAAGAAATCTTACAAATGGTGGCGATGGGGCATCTGGCGTCATTCCTTGGAATACTGGGAAAAAACTTTCAAAAAAACATTGTGAAAAGTTATCTGCTGCTGGTAAAGGAAGAAAAAAAAGTGAAGAGCATAAAAGAAAAATTGGGAAGGCAAATAAAGGGCATATTGGTTGGAATAAAGGTGGAACTATACCAGAACATCAAAAAGAAATAAATCGTCAAATGATGAAAGACAGATATAAAAATGGATTAGATGTAAGTGGTGCTAATAATCCAAGAGCAAAAACTTGGAAAATTACTTATCAAGATGGCAGCGTTGAAATTGTAAAAGCACTTCAACCTTGGAGAATAGAAAGGGGATATAATAAACTTGGATTGAGAAAATTACAACTGAAAGAATGGAAAAAATACAGAGACCTTGTGGCAGTAGAAGAAGTGTCACATGAGACCTTGTAGGACGCTCTGGATGCCCTATAATGGCAAGGTATTCAACAAAACACCTTAAATGTCTACAAGAGGACGAGTGGGTTTGGAACTTGCTGATGGAAGTATCCTCAGCATTTATAGCCATTACGATAATTATCCCGAGTGGGCAGGTCGTATTCTCCGCACACATTATAATACCCGTGAGAAAGTTGAGGAACTTGTGGATGGCGGAGATGTGAGTTGCCTATGGACTGATGATGGATTCTACACTTCAGAAGGTAAAACTAAACGTGGTTATTATGGTCCCCTTCATTATAGCGAAAGAGGCGAAGACTGCCCCCCACGTCTTGATTCTGACCTTTGTGAGTATCTGTTGCCTGATGGAGCAGAAGAGTATCACTATGTCTTTCGTAACGGGGAATGGGTGTGCTATAATATGAATCAGTTTGATGATTCTAAACTTCCTGAAATCGTTGAAATCCATTCTGCTGCTCTTCACGTCTGAACTATGAAAACTTCTACTGCTCTTGGTGTTGTCTTTGGTGCTGTTGTTATTGTAACAGCAAGTATTTTATTTGAAGTATGGTTGCTTGGACTGATTCTGTCTTGGTTTAGTGTATCTTTGACCTTCTGGCAAAATCTTGCTATTATCATCCTTGCCAATATGATCTTTAAGAACTCTGGAGTTTCTACAAAATGACTAAACAAAACGGATTTATTGACCCTGGTGTTGCTGTTCTTGGTCTTGTTGGGGTGATTGTGATTGCTGGTCTTGCTTTTGGACTTCCGCAATATGGTGTTTATACCAAATCCTTAAACGGGAAAGGACAACTATTGGAGGCAGAGTATACACGTCAAACCGCTGTATTAGAAGCACAAGCAAAGAAAGATTCTGCACAACAACTTGCTGATGCTGAAGTAATTCGTGCTCAAGGTGTCGCCAAAGCAAACTCCATTATTGGCGATAGTCTAAAAGGTAATCCTGCTTATCTTCAGTATTTGTGGATTACTCAAGGTGAAGAGAACACCAGTCGAACTGTTTATATGGTTCCCAGTAATGGTGGCGCTCCTGTTCCCACTTTTGACATTCAACAAGCACCTGCTGTTAAAAAATGAACCGCAAGTACGTCGTCGCTGGATTGATTGGTTTTGCAGTCATTCTTGGTTGGAATGTCTTTCTAATCCAGCGTGATGATGCTCTCTATAAATCATACTATCGTCAACAAGCGATAGAAAATCTCAAAAATCCTCCTAGTTCTGAAATACGGTGAGTATTGGACTTGGTATAGCAATCTACGCAGCACTTGTTGCGTTTGTATCATCCATCATGGCATATTACCTCAAGGTAATGTATCCACGCGAAGAACAACAACTCAAGGAGAAATCTAAATGATCCCCAAACGACTACGCGACCTCATTAAACAAGCAGAAATGGACAAAGTAGCAGAAGAGTTCTGGAAAGAAGTTGAGCGTGAAGCAGCGGAAAAAGAAGTTACAGTTGAGTATTTTTTAGCGGAGTTCTATTGACATCTGAACCATTAACAACTAAACTTGAGAGGTATTTTACAAACACAAATGGCACAAAAGTTTCTCTACATCGTTGACCACTACATTCCATTTCCAAGTTCTGAATATGGTGGACTTTGGAATGTAATTGCTGAAGATGACGATGAGTGTTTTGATTTGATTTCAGCAGATGATGATGATAATTTCTATGAGCAGCACTACACTGCTCTTCGTGAAAACATTCTGAACGCACGAACTTATGCTCTTGCTGAAGATGTAGAATCTGGTGTTGTTGAGTCCTTTACTACTTGAGAATAATGTCTGATATTACTTTTTATCGCATAGAAGAGTTCTTCACAAATGGATGGGGGTTGATTGATGATAGTTCATCCAAACTCACAAAAGAAGAATGTGATGCCAAACTTCAATACTACGTTGAAAAAGGATACAATCCCCAACGCTTACGGGCAGTCCGCGTCGTTGATTAAAAGAGTTTGATGCCGTGATGTCTATTAAACTTATTCCACAATTCACACACAAAGCACCCGAAGGTTATTCCTATGAAGTTGAAGAGTTCAAACGTAATATCTTTTCTATTTGGTTGCGTTGTCACCGCCAGTTTGATTACAATAACGGCAAACCTACCCGTACAATCTGGGGATTCTACGATTACAAAAAGTGTCAATTCCATAGTCCTGTAAATAGTAAGGAAATTGGCAAAGTTGTGGAGTTCAAAAATACACGAAACTACACAGCGATGCCTCTTCAGCAAACTCCACTAGAAGCAGCATTTGTATGAGTTACGAACCTCAGGTAAATGATTACGTCAAATGGAATAAAGGTGTTGAAGGATGGGTGTATTTCAAAAGCAAGGAATACATCACGATTGAGCAGTCTGTTAGACCAAAAGACGAAATAAATTATCGGTGTTGTAACATACACAGAAATGAGAGAGTTCTTGTAATTTGTTATCCTAATCAGTGGAATCAGTTAAAGTATGTTAAATCAAGAAAATCAAAATACGAAGAAGAAAAAGACTGTGTGGAGACTAATTGCTAAGGCACTTGGAGAAAAGTCTGGTAAGAATGATAAAGAAGCGGATAAGATTGCTCTTATCCGTCTTTTCATGTTTTTGTCTATTTTAATCACTAACTGTTTTATTGTAGCAAACGCAATCAGACACTGGAATGATGAAACTAAAATTGAAGTATTTGTTGAAACTTCTAATATTCCAGAGTATCAAACTCAACCCATGAAAGTATCTAATAAAACTTTTGAGTTTGAATAAAATAAATAATCAAAAACAAAAAAGATGCTAACATTCAGAGAGTTTTACGAAATCTGTGAGGGTAAAAAACCAGATACTCCACCACATGCAGTTCCTGGAACTTACAAGAGGGACGCTGATGGCACCCAGACTTATACTCTTCAAAGATATGAGGGTCCATTAGGCAAACCAACAAAGAAAGAAGTTGATAAGTTAGTTGTTCAACGTAGTGGTGGAAAAGAAGTAACAAAGAGACTGAAGAAGTTGGCAAAATCAGTCAAAAAGATTGACTGAATTAAAGTTAGGATCGTCTAAAGTGTCCTAGTAATGTAAGCACTCCATCAGTTATGGAATCCTTTGACGACATTCAAGTTGAAGATCTCTCTTCCTTTGACTTTGTTGAAGAACTAAATGAAGGTCTCTTTGAGGAAGAGAGCGACGACAAATCTTTTAATGCTTTCTTAAACTCTAACTGGGACTTTTGATTATGAACCCTGACACCTATACATTTGGCGGTGATGCTATCACCTTCCTTGGTCTTGTTGGTGTTGTTTCGGCGCTTGTTATTGTTGTTACTGCTTTCCGCAGGTTCTTCAATTCTCCTTACAACATTCGTGTGACACCTTCGGAACTGACCACCGAAACCCCCACTGACCCCCAAACTCCTGTAAATTAAGCAAATGACTGAACAAATCCCTAACGTGCTGCCTCACATTCGTGAATTGAATGAAGCATGGCGCAAACAAGATTTTGTATTCACTAAACAACAGCAGGAGGAATACGATCTTTTGCTTGCTACTCGTCGTGAACGTGTGAAACAATTCTATGCTGAAGGACGTGTATTCAAAGGTTCCTATAAAGCAAAGGAAGAGGAGTTCTAAATACTAAAAAGAGTGTTTAGATACTAAAATGAGAACCTTTCAGGAGTTTGTTTTGATTGCTGAAGCAGCATACGATGCTTCTTTTATGTCTGGAGCACAAGTCCGTAGGACTGGTGAAGGTGGTCGTATCGGTGCAGAACGCAAAAAGACTGCTCCTGAAAGGCGTAGAGTAAAAGCAATCGGGGGTGGACAAACTGCTCCCGCTAAAGAATACAAACCACGCTCAGATATTGGTCAACAACGCCAAGCATCTACAAGAACTCAGCAACCCGAACAAGAGCGTGGATCTGCTAGAGAAGCACAACTAGCAGCAGCAAAAGAAGAAAGAAGAAAAGCAGCACAAGCAAGAATTGCAGCAAAACAAGGTAAGAAACCTGCCGCAACAGCGGAGAAACCAACACCAACTGCATCACAACTTCTCTCTAAGAAAAAGAAAAAAGCAGTCTCTCCTGACTATAAACCAGCAAAAGCATCTGGACTTACAGCAAAGGAAAGAAATAAGCAAACCAGAGAAGGTGAAAGAATGCTCAGAGGTATAATGAAACAGCAAGAAACTGAGAAGTATGAGAAGGCAACTGGTGAGAAACCAAAGGGTAAAGCAAAGACTAAAATCCTTGCTCACGTTGAGAAGAGGATGGCAAACTGACTTTGAATTAAAGTTAGGATCGTCTAAAGTGTCCTAGTAGTATAAGGACGACTTCATTATGGACCGAATTGAAATCCAACGCAAACTCTATGATGCTCGCAACGAGTATCTGAAAGCAAAGAAATCTGTAGAGTTTTGGAAGCGTGAGATTGCTTTCTTGAAAGAGTGTGAAAGCAACCTCAACAAACCCGAAAACTGGTTGTTTAATGAAATGTTTGGTGATACTCCTATTGCTGAAGAAGTTTATGGCGGTTGATTAACCTCCACCAAGCACACCTAGAAGCGTCTCTAGGTGTGCTATTTTAGTTTTTAGATACCAAACCACTGAGAACGATGAATTACATTCAAATCCCTGATTATGCCTATGAGCGTATCCTCAAGACACTTCAGAAAGGCGTTGATGTATGCTATAATGTAGATTACAATTCGGATGACAGTGAGCAATCTCCAAGTTACGCAAATGGGTATAGTCGTGCCACGATGCAGAGCGTGATTGAAGACCTCAACCGATACAAAGATACAGCGAATTAAAGTTAGGATCGTCTAAACTGTCCCTATATTATGAGCACAACTTCCATGCAAATCCAACTTCGCCCCCACCAAGAACGTGGTGTTGCTGCTATGCAACAGCATGATAAAGGTCAAGTCATTGTTCCTACTGGCGGCGGTAAGACGTTGAAGATGATCTATGATGCTCTGCGCGAGTTGCAGTCTGAAACTCCCCAGACGATTGTTGTTGTTGCTCCTCGCATCCTGCTTGCTGAGCAACTCTCTAGTGAGTTTCTGGAGTTTATCACTAACGCCAAGGTTTTCCACGTTCATAGTGGAGAAACTCATCACGATAGTTCTACTCGCCCTCGTGAAATCCGCCGCTGGGTTGATGCTAACGCTGACAATCATCGCCTGATTGTAACCACCTACAACTCTCTGGAGCGTCTTCAAGTAGCAGAAGTTGATGTGGATACCATCTACTTTGATGAGGCACATAATTCTGTTCAGCGTCACTTTTTTCCCGCAACTGAGCACTTCTCTGCTAACGCACGTCGCGCTTACTTCTTCACTGCAACTCCCAAACATTCCCTTGCTGTTGGCAAACCTGGGATGAATGATGTTGCTGTTTATGGTCAGGTCATCTGCAAAGTGCCTGCTCCTGAGTTGGTTGAGGGTGGTTATATTGTCCCCCCTAAAGTGATCGTTAAGCAACTGGAGATGGTGAAGGGCAAGCAGACCAACTTTGACCGCGACGCTGCTAACTTGTTGGAAACTATTGATGACAACAAGGTTGGCAAGGTTCTGATCTGCGCTAAGGCAACCAAGCAAATCGTATCGCTAGTGTCTGAAACTGACTTCTGCTTTGAACTAGAGCAGCGGGGTTATTCTTGGATGTATATTACTGCCAAGACGGGCGCAGTTATTGATGGTCAGAAGGTCAACCGTGAGGTGTTCTTTGACACTCTGAGTGCATGGGGCAAGGATAACGACAAGAAGTTCGTTGTTCTTCACCACTCCATCCTCGCAGAAGGTATCAACGTCAGCGGTCTGGAAGCAGTTCTGTTCCTTCGCAATATGGATTTTATTGGTATCTCCCAGACAATCGGACGTTGCATCCGTTTGCATCACGATGACGCTAAAGGTATGCGCGATGGACGTATTGAACCTGGCAACCTGAGTCAGTATAGCAAATCGTTCGGTCTTGTGTGTATCCCTGTCTACAGCAAGGTTGGTATTGCTACCGCTCGCAGTGTGCAGGCAGTTGTTGATACCATCTTTGAGAAGGGCGAACCTGCCGTGTCGGTGGTGAGGCGGTGAGTCTCACAGTAGACTCAAGGCTACGACTGGGGCGAAAACCTCATTTTTTCGTGATTCTACCTGGCAGGTGTCATAGGTCATCTGCCGTAACAAAAACGACGATTTTTTGGAAAGTGTAATGAAAGAAGGATTTATTGTGGGCAAAGGAATATATGCGGCAGTTCCGTTTGGCAATCAACTTATGATAATCCACAACGGTCAGCAACTCAAAGTGTGTAGGACCGAAGCATCAGCTAGGAAGTTTATTGATGACCACAAAAAAGGTAAATCACTAGGCAAACTTCCTGTAAATTAAAGTTATGATCGTCTAAAGTGTCCTAGTAGTATAATCAGTGTTTTAGAATGGAACTATCAAGAACTTGCTCAAAGTGTGCAAAAACCTTTCCACTGAATGAGCAATTTTTTGGTCGCAATCAGTCAACAAATACTGGTGGGGATAAGTATTTCCGACCAGAGTGTAAAGAGTGTACCAAGAAAGCAAATAAAGGTAAAACACAAGCATACAAACTAGCAGGGAAACCGAAGTATCCAGAACTAGGAACTCCGTGCTATAATTGTGGTAGAACTGATAAGAAATTGGTGTTCGATCATGACCACGAAACTTTAGCACATCGTGGTTGGTTGTGTGATAATTGTAACCGTAGTATTGGTATGTTGGGTGATACGATTGAATCACTAGAGCGTGCTATCCGTTATCTAAAGGAGGGAAATCTTCATGGTTGAGTTGTATCTGGGCGATTGTTTAATTGAGATGAATAAGGTCGCAGAACAGTCTGTGGACCTTATTCTTTGCGATCTTCCCTATGGTACAACTGACCGTAAAGGTGTTCAGGATAAAGGAAGCAATAGAGTTTTGGAGTGGGATACTGTCATTCCACTAGATGAGTTGTGGGAGCACTATCGCAGGGTGCTAAAACCAACGGGTGCTGTTGTATTAACTGCTGACCAACCATTCACCAGTCAACTTGTAGTAAGTAACCTTGAGTGGTTCAAGTATGAGTGGATTTGGAAGAAGAAAAGGACAACAGGATTTCTTCATGCAAATGCAAGACCTATGAAGGAAACTGAAGACGTTTTGGTATTCTCTCCCCTTGGTGCTAGCGGTGGGTCTAAGAAAGCAAACAAAAACATGACTTACAACCCACAAGGTTTGATTGAGAAACATGTTGTGAAAAAGAATAGTGCAAAACGACTTGGCAAGTTTCTGCATCAACCAGAACATATGGGTGTTGGCAATAAACTACTACATGAAACTGTGTATGAGCAAAAATATACCAACTATCCATCAGAAATTATAGAGTTTGGACTCGATAAGGATACTGTTCATCCCACACAAAAACCAGTCGCTTTGATGGAGTATTTGATTCGTACATACAGCAACGAAGGTGAAACTATCCTGGATAATTGTATGGGTTCTGGAACAACTGGAGTCGCTGCTGTAAATTGTAACAGAAACTTCATCGGTATTGAGATGGATGAGCAATACTTTAAGATTGCACAGGAACGTATCAACAATCCCCTGCTAAATGCTATGAGTTAAAGTTAGGATCGTCTAAAGTGTTCTGGTAGTGTAAGACGCATCTAACCTATGCCTCGCGCTCGCAAGCAAACCTCTGATGTTGTTGCTGTTGCGCCCGAAGTGTCCGTCCCACAGGTACTGATTACTCGGGAACAATACTTCCAAGACATCAAGATTCGCTGGCAAATCCATCAGTATGAAGTCAACAAACTTCGTGAAGATGTGGTTAAGTTCACTCAAACTGTTTCGCCTTATGTGAAGCAAATTGTGACCTTTATTGAACAACTGACTGCCCGCCATGTGGCAGTCTAAAAACTGACACAGGAGCACTTGCTTTTTTGCTTGTGCTCCTTTATTGTACCTTTGTTCGTGAAACTCCGATGATTTTTGTTACCTATCCCGACCACGGTTGTGTCTATACTCTCTCGCAAGAAGATGGCGATGAGTTGTATTATGCTCCCATCTATTCAAATGGTAATGTAAATCTAGAAGAGTTTGCTCCTGTAGATTTAGATGCTGCAGATATGGATGAGATGGAACTCTTTGATATTCGCAATCGTCTACGCAAACTGGTGGAAGTTTGATTGGATTAAAGTTAGGATCGTCTAAAGTGTTCCAGTAGTATGAGCAAGCAACCGATGCAAAACAAGCACCTTGAGCACCCTGAAGATGAAATCTTGACGGGTAATCTATCTGTTCTTGATTGGTTCAGTGCTGATTCTACCATCAGTGTAAAGATGGATGGAAGTCCTGCTATTGTTTGGGGCACAAATCCTGAAAATGGTAAGTTTTTTGTCTGTACTAAAGCAGCATTTAACAAGAAAAAGATTCGCCTTTGTTATACCGAAGATGACATCTTTACTCATTTTGGTGGTCAACCTCGTGTAACGCAAATCCTTATCTTCTGCCTGGAGTTTCTGCCTCGCACTAAGAAAGTGTATCAGGGAGATTGGATTGGTTTCGGTAAGGGTCTTGATACATTCAAACCACAACTGATTACCTATCGTTTCCCTGAGATTGTGCGTCAGGAGATTATCATTTGTCCTCATACTTACTACACTGGTGATAAACTGCCTGAGATGGTAGCACACCCTATCACCAGCAAGTTTGTGAGCACTAAGGATTGCTTGTTTGTTCAACCTGCTGTGTCGTTGAACCCTTATCGTGAAGATTTGGAGGATGTGTGTAAGTTTGCCAAGCAAATGAGCACTCTTTGTGAGTTCGTGAATGTAAAACAAGCAACAGAACTCAAAAAAGTCATCAATTCCTGCATCCGTGAGGGTAAGGAGGTCTGCGAGCATGAGATTGCAGAAAATTATGATGTTGACATTAACCTGATGCGTCTGTGGAAGTTGGTGCAATCTATCAAGACTGATTTGTTCTTCTTCATTCATACTGACGACAGCATTTCATGTGAGATTGCTGGTGAAGAATCTGAGCATGAGGGATTTGTAATGTCCAACAAGTTTGGCACTTACAAGATTGTTGACAGGATGCAATTCAGTCGCTTGAACTTCACGCTCGCAAAGGATTGGGGTTGAATTAAAGTTAGGATCGTCTAAACTGTACCTATAGTATGAGCAACACTACCATGCAAGCACAAGCACAACAAACCATCGCAGAGAATGTGTATAAGAACACTCTGCTGCTGATTGAAGCACTAAAGGACAACTATCGTCAGTATTCTATTCGCGGTCATCAAAAGTTCGTGAATGATGCTGACAATCAAGAGTATCATCAACGCAAGATTGATGAACTTAAGTCTGGTAAGTGTGATATTGATTACACTATTGAGACTGGTAAAAAGTATCACAAAGTGATCATGATTACCAGTGGTATGTCTCGCTCTGTTCATGCCTTCATTGACAAGAACACTGGTGAAGTGTATAAGTCTGCCACCTGGAAATCTCCTGCCAAAGGTGTTCGTTATGATCTGCGATTGATTCAAGATCGTGAATGGTTATTTGAGAACGCATCGTGGTGTGGAGGATATTTATACAAAAGGTTTGTATGATGTTGATAACTGTGATTGGATGTGTTATATTTCTAAATAGAAATGTATCGCATCCAATCATATGAAACTCATTCCAAATTATCCAGAATACTCTATTACAACTGATGGAAAAGTATTCTCTCACAAGAAACCTGGAGGAAACGGTAAAGGTAAAGTTCTTGACTATTCTTACAAAAGAGAGTTAGAACCAAGACTAGGTAGAGGTGGTTATCTAAAAGTCGTTCTTGAGGCAGGAACTGATAGGTCAAGACACACAAGTATTCACAGATTAGTAGCAGAAACTTACCTTCCAAATCCTCACAACTATGATACAGTTAATCACATCAATGAGGATAAAACTGATAATAGAATTGAGAACTTGGAGTGGATGAGTAATGCCGATAATGTAGAATACTCGCAAGCAAAAACCCGTTTGATTGAAACTCCAAGTGGCGAAGTTATTGAGGTCTTTAATCTTACAAAATGGTGTCGTGAAGTTTTGGGTCTCAAATCCTCTGGAAATATGTTAAGGTCTCTGCGAAATCCTCAAATGCCTTGTAAAGGTTATCGTCTTATTCGTTGATTATGACTTACTCTAACCTCTCAAAGATTCGTCCTAAATTGAGGACATCTGGTAACGTTACAGGTAACTTCGGACGCCCAAAATCTAGGGCAGGTTCATCACTCAACGACATCGGTGGTGATGGTAACATAGGTGCCACACAAGATGAATACCTGAAACGATTGTATCTTGCTTTTGATAACACTACCGACCCTAAACTTCGACATTTTCTGCATCAGGAAGTCCGCAAAATCTACATTCAAAGAGGTATTTGGTAAGTCAATCCTTTTGAATTAAAGTTAGGATCGTCTAAACTGTACCTATAGTATGAGCAACACTACCATGGATCAAGTCTTTCACTACACTACCAACTGGAAAGAAGGTATTGTGCGTCAAATGTTCATTCAGCAAGTTACACCTGAATGGCAAGAATGTGACCACAAATACGTTGCTATTGCTCTCAACCCTGAAACTAACAAAAGCATGGTAATGTCTCACCCTCGTTCTCATTATGAAACTTTGCAATGGGTTCGTCGTTTCTGTGGTTCTTTCTGCCCCCTGTACTGATTATGAACAACACTCTCCGCTTTACATCTTTCAAGGAAGCAGTCAATCACCTGATGGATCATTGCAATCTGAGTAATCAGGAAGCAACGCATTTTATCTGGGACAATCAATTTACAATCGGTACGGATCGTGCCATTTGGTTATCTATTCCTGTCGATTTCGGTTGCTGATTATGAACAACTATCGCCTTCTGATTGAGTATTGGGTTCCTGACGAAGATGAGAACCTATATGAAGAAAAGTTCATTCAGTCTCGTTCATCTTGTGGCAAAATCGCTGATGATTACCTAGCACAAGACCGCACCAATCTTATCCGTTCTGTAGAAGTTACCCCTGTTTGATTATGTTCCGCACACTTTCCGAACTTCGTGATTCAATCGACCAACTGATTGAGAGTCAAGGTGAGAACGCTGCTTGTGCTGCGTTTATATACACTGGAGAGGATGTTTTTGAGTTCGATGCTAACGATAATGAAGTGCATTTTTCTAAACAACTCACCGAAGATGTGCTCTGTGATGTAGGTGGTTCTTCCTACATTTACGAACAGGTTGGTGAGATGATTGGTGATTACATTTCTATGCGTAAGGGTATGTCAATCTACCAAGAATCGGTGAACTGATGATGACTAACAAAACACAACTTTTTGAGTTTCTGTATGAAACCTGCCAAAAGAATAATGGTGTCTTAGTAGATACTTTGCACAACTACATTTCCTCCTTGGATGAGGTGGAACTTTGCGAACTTGAAGACTTCCTTGTAAACAACTTTGGAGATGATTGATGACTGACGGTTACACTTTCAATCGTGTTAAGTTCACTGCTAATGAAGAAACTTGCATCCTTAAGTTTCTCAATCAAGCACGAGAATGTGGATACCCAAGTGCAAACGAAGAATGGTATCCTGTGATTGATTCTATCATTCAAAAGTTCTTTGATTCTAACATCAAAGAGGCACAAGACTGGCAGACCCTGTGATTCTCACTTGAGTCTCACTGAGAACCCTGTCCACCACTCAATCAAAAACCCGATTTTTCTGCAATTTCACTGCACACGGGGCAAAGGTCATCCACTGCAGTGAAATTATCAATTTTTTTCAAAATACAAACAAACACATGAAGTACATCGTTGAGTTATACGTTGGCGGCAAAGTCTTTAAAGAAGAAGTACAAGCAACCAACCCAAAAGATGCGCGTGAAACTGCACTCGCTCGCAATCCTACCGCAAAAGTTGTTGGAGTCAACGTAAGTTTCAAGTAATTAAAGTTAGGATCGTCTAAACTGTACCTATAGTATGAGCAACACTTTCACCGTCCGATTCTGGTCTGAATCTCTGGAATCTCCAGAGTATATTGGACCTTTCTACACCGAAGATGAGGCACAAGACTATTGTGATTCTCGCAACGGTTCATTAGCACTTTCTGGGATTCCTTCCTGGGTTGCTTGTTACTCTGTCGTTGACTGATTAGAAATGCGAATTGCTTTTTTGATTGCTACACTTGCCCTCGGTCTTCGCGTTGGTCTTGCTGCTCATGCTACTGTGAATGAGTATCAAGAACAACAAGCAGATCGCTTCTGCCAAATTGACCCTAACTACTGCAAATGATGCAATTTCAAGTTCTACAAATTGAGTTTGATTTCACTGATGATCTTGATGATGAAGCACTTGATGTAGAGTCACAAGATGAGATTTATGAGGAAGTCTTTGGTCAAATCTGGGAAGCATCTGATGAAGAAGATCTAGTCGAAGAGATTACAACTGCCTACGGTTGGTGTATCAAATCACTTGATTATCGCCTTGTTTTGAAATGATTGTCTACGGAATCTTTGCCCGTCTTGATGAATACGAACCATCTGAACTTTATGGTTTGTATGCTAACGAAGAAGACGCAAATCGTCGCGCAGAGGAGATGAAACTAGAATACAACGAAGACTATAAATCTCCTGAATACTGCGACGTTCAAGTTCATCAACTCAAAGTTCAGTAAAACTAATGATTTCCCTTCCTAATCCCACAAGCAAAATGACACTTACTAACGAACAACTTTGTGCTCTGACTGAATCTTATGCAGAGATGGTTATTGATGGTATGGACATGGATGATCTTGTCACATTTGCCATCGAATCTCTAGTTGCAGAGTATAACAAATACACGGAGGCAGAACTTCTATCTGAGATTGAAGAATTGTATGATGAAGAGGTGTTGAATGATTTGCTTGAAAGTGTAACACAAGAGTCCTAATTCATTTGAATTAAAGTTAGGATCGTCTAAACTGTACCTATAGTATGAGCACAACCACGATGCAGAAACTGACTACGCTTGATGTTTATGGCAAACTGAAAGTAACTGATTTCAGTGTATATGAGAAACCTGGCAAGAACAAAGGTGCTCGCGGACAGTTACTAGAACTTGCGCTGGGAGTTCCTAACTCTTCCGACCTCAAAGATTTGGAGGATGGAGAGATCAAGACTTTTACAGTTGGACAATCTATTGCTGCCACACAGTTGAAGCACTGTTTGTCTGAAATCATCGAGGATCAAGTATCATTTGATGAGAGCAAAGTTGGACAGAAACTGAAGCAAACTGTGTATGTTGCTTTTAGTCGCAACAACGATTATGTGGGAACTGAGATTCTGAATGAAGAAACTCATCCCGAACATTATCAAGAATTGCGTGAGGATTATGAGTTCATTTGTGAACAGATTCGCACTGCATTTGAGCGAGGTGTTGAACTTGACCAACTAGGATTTGTGAATCGTAAGGGTAAAGCATCGCACACGATTACAGGTCCAAACAAATTGCTTCAGATTCGCACCAAAGCATCTAAAACCAAGCGTAACGATTATACACCTTTGACCTTTGCAGATGTGACATTCAACAACAAAGGAATGGCATTTTATTTGTGTGGTCAATTCGGTCGCAATCTCTTTTGAATTAAAGTTAGGATCGTCTAAAGTGTCCTAGTAGTATGAACAACACTTCTCCTGACTTCCAAACCGACATCACTCCTGCACTTCTGGAGTTCATGTGCAACAATCACACAGATTTGAATGATTGTGTAGATTTTGTCTGCAACGTTTTTGACCTTGATGCAACTGATGAATTGATTGATTTTGTTGCTGATGAGTTTGATGCTTTCTTCGGTAACTGATACAAATGACACACTACAATCCTTACGTTCAAAACCTGATTGAGATGGGTTATGATGAATCTGACTGTCGCATGGTTGCTGATGCTGGAAAGCAGAATGTAACCTATCCGCGTAACATTCACGGTCGCATCTTTGAGACTGAAGCAGAATACAAAGAAGCACTTGCTGACTTTATCAATGGACTCTAAATTGACTGCATTTGTAACACCCAAAAGCAAGAAAGCACACAATCGTTTCTGTAACTTAATGAATCGCAATAATGAATGTATTGTGGAGCAACATCAAGGGAACAAAGTGTTTCTAACCTCTGCTAACGGTAAGAATCACTTTTGGGTGAATCTTAATGCAGATATTGATTGGAACATCACTTTGAATTAAAGTTAGGATCGTCGAAACTGTACCTATAGTATGAGCACTTACACTTCACCTCTCACCTCTAAAGTCTACGAAATCGTTGAGACTTCACATACACGAAATGCCTGGGATTCGCAAGGCAATCTAACACCTTATGTGCAATCTGTGTTTTACATCTATCACGAAGGTAAAAAAGTTCAGTTTGCATTAACTGCTGAAGGTGTTGCTGAAAGTGTAGCACATCTTGAAAATCCTGGTCCTGATGTATCTTCTCGCTTCGACTGAATCATGAAACTGTTTATCATCAACAACGTCCTCTCTGATTATACCTCTGGCATGGCAGTGATTGCTGCTGAGACTAAAGAACAGTGCCGCGAATTGTTTATCAAAGAGTTTGGCGAATATCATGCTGATGAGTTCGATAATTGTGCCAGGTTTACTGTCATCGAATCTGTAGGACTTGATGAAGCAGGTATTGTTGAATATGTGTACGGTGGTGGTTAATTAGTGGCATCAACCAAAAGACTTACTTTCAAGTCACCTGATAAAGTGAAGACAATCCTCCTCATTTTCATCGTTGCGTTTATACTCTCACCTGGAGTTCGCAACACAACCTCAAGCACATTACACACTGTAGCAGACATTATCACACCCCATGATTGAGACTGATTTTTACATTCTTTCACAGGAACAATACGACCAACTTAACACTGAAGCAAAGAGTCTTGGTATTACTTTAGACCACTTTTTGTTAGAGTTTTGTGATGTTCAAGGACCGCTAATCAGTTCCTATTAAAGTTAGGATCGTCTAAAGTGTCCTAGTAGTATAAGCACAACAAACCTCCAAACCTCTAACCATGCGAGTCATCGAACGCCAAATGAATGATGCAATCACTGCATCACAAGATTGGAAAAAGGATAACACTGAAGTCATCACTTATTCTAATGTTTCTGATGTCTACCTCTACAACAATCTCATCGCTCGTATAGGCGAAACCTGGATTGAATTGTTCGATGGTGGTTATCAATCAAACACCACAAAGTCGCGCCTTAATGCTATTCTGAAAGTGCATGGTTGCGATGGTGAGTATGTCTTTCAGAAGAATGGTCAGTGGTTCATTCAATACGAAGGTGCTCCAATTCCCTTCTTCTCAGGTATGCGTTTGAACTGAATAAAAGTTACTCACCTTCAAAGTGTCCTAGTAGTATGAGAACTCAACTTCAACAAGATTGCCTCTCCCTTGCAGAACAAATCGCTGATGAAATCAATGGTAATTTGTTCTATGTTCCTGATGAAGATGTAGATCAACTGTTATCTCAACTCACTGAAGATAATGTAGAAGAGATTG